ATATATTATTGTAGATACAGCAAATACATTTTTTCGTGCTAGACACGTAGTTCGTGGAGACATATCCGAAAAGGTTGGAATGAGCTTGCACGTTATCCTTAACTCAGTTCGCAAGGCATGGAAAGACTTTGATGGGAAACATGTTGTATTCGCACTAGAAGGTCGAAGCTGGCGAAAGGATCATTACGAGCCTTACAAAAGAAATAGGCAAGTAGCACGTGACAAATTGAGCCCACGCGACGCAGAAGAAGATAAAGTTTTTTGGGAAACATTTGATGAGTTTAAAAATTTCTTAAATGAAAAGACCAATTGTACAGTATTGCAACACAAGCAACTAGAAGCTGATGATTTGATTGCTGGATTCATTCAAGCACATCCAAACGATAATCATGTTATCATCTCAACCGATGGCGACTTCGCACAGTTGATTGCACCTAATGTAAAACAGTATAATGGTGTCAGTGGTGTTACCACTACACACGAAGGTTATTTTGATGAAAAGGGAAAACATGTTATTGACAAGAAAACAAAAACTACCAAGCCTGCTCCAGACCCAGAATGGCTCTTATTCGAAAAGTGCATGCGGGGAGATACCTCCGACAACATCTTTTCTGCTTTCCCAGGAGTGCGCGAAAAGGGTACAAAAAACAAAGTTGGACTCAGAGAAGCATTTGCTGACAGAAACTCAAAAGGATATAATTGGAACAATCTCATGTTGCAACGCTGGACCGACCACGAAGGAGTCGAACATCGCGTTTTAGACGACTACATTCGAAATATTACGTTGTGCGATCTTACTGCACAGCCAGAAGAGATTAGAACAATCATTGCAACAACGATTGCAGAAAATGCAATAACAAAAGAAATTCCACAAGTTGGAATTAGACTTATGAAATTCTGCGGTACTTACGATTTAATCAAAGTTACGGAACAAATTCAAAGTTACGCAGATCCACTTAACGCAAGGTACACAGCATGAACATAGAGACAAACATGACAGAAGCACTAACCAAGCCAATCATCGATGGCAAGTTTTGGCTATTAGAAGTTAAAGGCGAAAAACTAGGAACTCTAACCAAAGAGAAAAAAGGTTACAGTTTCATGCGCAAGGGTCAAAAAGTTGACCTAGCCGACCTTGCGGTGTTCCAAACATTATTTGGAATTTCGATTAGCGAAGAGCAGTTGAAGAAAGAAAAAACTTCACCTAATACAAAATCTAAAGATCAAGATTATAGCATATACGAATTTCCGTGTTCGAGTAAACCCTATAATCCTGTGTATGATGTACAACAAAAATTACCAATCTACTCAAAGAGTGATAAGTCAAAGAGTCAGTATTGTGCAGGATACTATGTTATCAAATTCCGTAAGGGATGGGTTAAATCATTCTGCCCAAAACTTATTACACTAGAAAGATACGCAAACAAAGGTCCATTTAAAACTGAACTAGAGATGCGTCAGGTATTGAGCACTATAGGCAAGTCTACTCCATGAGACAATTGAATACGATTCCTATCGAAAACTACTTAGATAAGGCGAGAATCGCGGCGAAATCAGGTCAGAAAATAGTCACATTAGACATTTTAGAGGCCACTGAGTTAGCCAATAGTCTAGCGGTAGTGATGACACGTATTAGCGGTGAACTAGACACTATTTTGCAGGCCGCGATGCAAGATCGACCAGATACACAAGTACAGATGGATGGTGGTAATTTCTAGCTGTATATAATAAATAAGTGCGTATATTTGGAGAACGCACTATGAGTCGCCCTAAACCTAAAGTATTGTTAGAAATAACAAATAAGAAAAACTACAAGACAGAACAAGTACTTGAAGCTGATGCCATATGGGCGGTGTTTTATAAAGCACAACCGGTTAACTTAAAAACCACAAGCCTAGTAGCACAACAACTCGGGCCAAAATATAAAAAAGTGTCCTTCTCAAATTCAGGTCATGCCCATAACCTTGCAGACAAATTAAACAAACTGTTTAACTGTGAAGACTTTGGTGTTTACAAATTGACCACTGGTGAACTTATCAAAGAATGATTACCAAAAAAGATCTTAGCAAGAAACTTTACGAAGAGCTAGGCGAAAGATCGGAGAATGTTGGTTTTGACCAATTCCATAAAAGCGTATGGAAAAGTCTACGTAATAAAAAAGTAGGCGGATGGGGTCTAACATTTGACGGATACAAATATCTTCGAGATGTGTTAGGATACAAAGACTATCGCATTGAGTTCCCAAAAGACGAAGAATTTCAAGTAACTTCTCAAACAGTAATTTGGATGGACCGATTTATCGACTGTCCATATTTTTTGGACAAGGATGCTATCATTGTGTTTAAAGAAAAAACTGCTTTCCAATTAATCCTTTTCTCCGGAGACGTCCATAAATTTGGATGGAGCTCAAACGAGGCAAAACATCTGTTGTAAAAATACAACGGATCGGTTTATCCAAAAGGTATTGACTTCTCCCCGTAATGACTATATAATATATACTTAGAGCGTAGTAAATTACATTTGTTTTTATTTTGAAAGGTTACACAAATGGCAAAAGGTGAGATCAGTACTAATCGTACACAAAGTCCTAATGAAGCTAAAGCGGCTATCCGCAAGTGCTTCAAGGTAAATCGTCCAGTATTCATGTGGGGCCCTCCCGGTATTGGCAAGTCAGATATTGTTCACCAGATTGCTGGTGAGACAGGACGTGAGGTAATTGACGTTCGTTTGAGCTTGTGGGAACCTACCGACATCAAGGGTATCCCGTTTTATAACAGCAAATCAAATTCTATGGAATGGGCTCCTCCAATTGAGTTGCCTAGCGATCCAGAATCTACTGCTGTTCTGTTCCTAGACGAACTTAACTCTGCGGCTCCTGCTACACAGGCCGCGGCTTATCAACTTATTCTAAACCGTCGTGTTGGTACTTATTACTTGCCAAAAGGTGTTAGCATTGTTGCCGCAGGTAACCGTGAAACTGACAAGGGTGTAACTTATCGTATGCCTGCTCCGCTGGCTAATCGTTTCCTACACTTGGAATTGAAAGTTAATTTTGATGACTGGCAAGAATGGGCAGTTACTAATAAAATTAACGAGCAAGTTGTTGGTTACATCGGCTTCGCTAAAAACGACTTGTACGACTCTGATCCAAAGAGTGCGGCACGTAGTTTTGCTACTCCACGTTCTTGGAGCTTCGTATCAGATTTGCTTGGCGATGACGACCTGCCTGAATCTACGCTCACTGACCTCATCGCAGGTGCGGTAGGTGATGGACTTGCTGTCAAGTTTATGGCTCACCGCAGAGTCGCCAAGCAAATGCCTAAACCAGAATCTATCTTAGACGGTAGCGTTTCAAAGTGCGATATCAAAGAAATCTCAGCAATGTATTCTTTGGTAATTAGCCTGTGCTACGAACTTCAAACTGCACATGAAAAGAAAGTTAAAGACTGGAATAAAATGGCCGATAACTTCTTTGGATTTATGATGGATAATTTCCCAACTGAGCTCGTTGTTATGGGTTCAAAGGTTGCGTTAACTAACTATCAATTGCCGTTTGATGCTTCAAAGATGAACAATTTCGATCGCTTCCACGACAAGTACGGTAAGTACATCATCACAGCGATGGAGAACTAAAATAATGGGCTCTTCGGAGCCCATTCTCTTATTACAACAAAAGGAATAATATGGCCGTAAAATCTTGGTATCTAACAGTAGTAGAAAAAGGAACAAATAAGTCAGTTGAAGGACTTAACAGTAAATTATTTTTTACTGCTCCGGATATGAATAAATGGATTAAAGAGCAAGAACTTTTGGAAAAGTATCCAACAACCCAATACTACATTGTCAAGGAAAACTATTAATGTCTTATACCGTCTTTCAGCATAATAAAGAATACACAACCCGAAAAGGTTTAGAAGGTCCATTTCATTATCCAAATGGTCGTGTTCTTTATTATGACCCAAAGGCGGGAGAATATTGGGATCCTAGAACGGACTTCTATGTACCAAATGACGAAGTTGCTGATCTTCAAAACAGTATTTTTGGTCTAATCAAAGGTTGACAAAACCAAAAAGAAAGTATATAATATATACATACACTAAAGAAACGGAGTTAACATGTCGCAAGTAATGAAACAAGAAAAGACCAAAGTTGATAAAACTCGTGTCTATACAGAATCTGAAAAAAATAAAGTAGTTGACAAACTAATCACAGCCCGTGTTGGTTTGCTACTCCGCCATCCATTTTTTGGTAACATGGCTACACGTTTACAATTAATTGACGCAAGTGATTGGTGTAGTACACTTGCAACTGATGGTCGCCGTTTTTACTACAACGTGGGCTTTGTAGATAAACTTACACCTAAACAAGCAGAGTTTGGCTTTGCTCACGAAGTATTACATAACGTATTTGATCATATGGGACGTCGTAACGGACGTGATCCCCAATTGTCAAACATTGCCGCAGACTTTGCAGTTAATCAAATCCTTAAAGATGAACGCATTGGTGAAGTGCCTGATTGGATTAAGATTTTCCAAGACAGCAAATATCGCGGTATGTCATACGAAGAAATTTATGATGACATTTATGAAAAAGCAGAAAAGATCGATATCTCTAAACTAGGCGAACTACTCGACGAGCACCTTGACGAAGAAGGTGAAGGCGAAGGTGGCGGTGATCAAGATGGAGAAGAAATTGACGGCAATGGTAAAGGTAAAGGTCGTCCAAAACTTACTGCTGAAGAAAAGAAACAGATCCGTGACGAGATTAAAGAAGCAATGGTTGCCGCGGCACAATCGGCAGGGGCAGGCCGTGTTCCAGCAGGTGTTGCACGTCTTATTAAAGACTTTACAGAACCAAAGATGGACTGGCGCCAGTTGTTGCGTATGCAGATCCAAAGCATTATTAAAAGCAATTTTAGCTTCAGCCGTCCTAATCGTAAGTCGCAACATAGCGGTGCAGTTTTGCCCGGACTTATGAATGAAGAAACAATCGACGTAAGTATTGCTATTGACATGAGCGGTTCAATCTCAGACGTTCAAGCCAAAGACTTCATGAGTGAAGTCAAAGGTATTATGGAAGAATACAAAGACTTCAAACTTGACATTTGGTGCTTCGATACTGAAGTGTACAACTATGCTAAGTTCACCGGTGATACCGCAGATGAAATTATGGACTATGAAGTTAAAGGTGGCGGTGGTACAGACTTTGACGTAAACTTTGATTTTATGAAAGAAGAAGGAATTGAACCTAAAAAGTTCATTATGTTTACTGACGGTTATCCTTGTGGTAGCTGGGGCGATGAACACTATTGCGATAGCCTGTTTATCATCCACGGAAACGAAACCATAATTCCACCCTTCGGCTCTCACGCATACTATAAATAAAAGTGGTATATTATGTCACTTGCAAAAGGTACAGTTAATCCGCTAAATGTTTTAGGGCAACGCAAGTTGTCCTACTTTCCAAAGCATTTTGCTAGAATGAGTATAAAAGCTGATTCTGATAAAATTAGCAGTTGGGTTTACAGTAACTTGAACAGTAGATATGCTATAAAACGGACACTCAAAATTAGTGAAGATAACCGCATGATCGAAACCCAAGAAATAGGTTTCGAAGATGCGTCTGAACTAACTATGTTTAGTCTGGCATG